GAGCCATAGTCGAAATTCGCCCAGGCCGTGACACGAGCCATCCCGGCAAGATTGCCGATATATGCCGTCGCGACGCCGTCGAGCGACCCTTCCGTGATCACTTGATCGGTGAACGCGGCCGTGATTGTGCGGTCGCCGAGATTGTAGATGCCGGGGTTCACAGCCTGACCCTCCGAAACGGGGCGATCTTCGCCCATACGCCGGGCGGCAATTGCCCGGCCTCTCCCACGGCGCCAACCCAATAGTCCGTGCGCATGACGCCCGGAACCTCTTCGGCCTTCACCAGCGGATCACGCCCGCGCGCCTGCCAGAACGATTGCACGAGTTCGATGGCGCCGGCCTCGACCGCGGCCGGCAGATCGCGGCCCGACTCTCCCGGCAGCAGAAACCCGGCCGCGTACACCACTACAATCGCCTTGTGTGCCAGCCAGAATGACGGATACCCGCTGGCGTCGAGACGATGAATGAGCCCCGCGCTCGCATCGATGCGATATTCCGTCGAGGCGACAGCCACATCATCTTCCGCGATGCTGGTGACGNNNNCGATCGGAGCGCGCGCCATGATCAGCGTGTCGGACGTAATCGCCCCCTCCGTCGGCCAGAAGGTTTCCGACAGGGTCGCGCGCGCGAACGTGCGCGATAGATGCGCCTCGATATCGGACGTTGCCTCGTCGATCTTCGCCGCCAGCAGCGCGTCGTCATCCGAAGATGCAATGCCGAGCTCCTGCTTGATGCGCGAGAGCGTCGTGAGGCGCGTGACGGACGGTCCGGTCGTGATGGTGGCGATCGAGCGCATCAAAGCACGTCATCCAGATTCACGAACGGAAACTCCGTGATCGCCGATCCATGCGTCGCATTGAGGATGACGACGCCGGAGGCTGCGGCCGCTTCGCGCCACCCGTTGAAGGCGCGCAAAAATTCGTTTTGATAGAGCCCAAGATCGCGCGGGCCCTTGTATTCGTCATGGAAGTGCTCGCGCCCGTTGACGACGCGACAGTCGTAGCCGAGCAGCACCACGCAAGCAGCGCCCATCGCAATGGCAAGCGAAACCGCTGTGGCGCCGGAATTGCGCCCCTGCTGAATCTCCGGCGAGCCCACGGGCGGGAAGCCCGGCACCTTCGGCAGGCCACCCGATGGCGGGCGTTGGCGCGGCTGCGCATCGGGATCACCGCACCCCTTCACCCTCAACACCCGCGGCGGCGCACCGGGCGCGCGCACCGCAGGATCATCCAACTCCCGCTTTGCCTGGCGGGACATCGAGACCACCAGCCCCATCCAGTCCCGCACCAGATCCTTGCGTTGCTCGTACCAGCCGTTATCCGTGAAGAACAGCACGTCCGCCCACGGCGCGAGCCGGCAGGACGAATTCACCGCGATGACACGGCGGCCCTTGAGTTTGTCGACGTCGGCCTGATTGAGACTCGGTCCCGACGCCAGACAGAACACGGTCTCACCCTTGAAGAGCAGCTCCGGCGTCCAGATTTCATTCTCCCATGGCATGATGGGATTGCGCAACGCGGTTGGCGCAGTCACGCTGCCATCTCCCATGCCTGCCGCACCGGATCGTTCGCCGGCATGTCTCCGAACTTTGGCCTCCCGTGCAGGCACACCACGCGCGCGTTGGGTGGGATGCCGTTGCGGCAATGGACCTTGTAGGAAACGATCTGGCCGGGCACAGCGTCCTGCCATCGATCGATGAGTTGCAGCCCCACCGTCTCCTCGATGAAGGCTTGGTCCCCCATGCGCGCGCGCTGGCGGCGCATCTCCGAGGCCGGCGAGCGCGAGAACGCCCCATAGA